TAAAAAATTTATTACAATTCAATGTAATATCTTCATTTAGTACTACTGAATTTACTATTGCCGATGACATGTCTGAATATATTTTAAGTATAGTTGATCCGGAATCACTAAAATTAAACGAATTATCTAAATTATCGATAACAGATGCTACTGCATGTATTGGAGGAAATACAATATCATTTGGTAAATATTTTTCTAATGTAATTTCTATAGAATTAGAAGAATATAATTTCAAAATATTAGAGCATAATATAAAGGTTTCTAGAAAATTTAAAGATTTATATAAACCTCCATTAAATGGTTCTATTAAAATATATAATAGCGGATATGGAGAAATATTACCAGAAATTAAAAATAATGATATAATATTTTTTGATCCTCCTTGGACTAAAGAAGGTGAACCCTATGATAAGGATAATCCGGCGATACCCTTATTAGGAGATAAAACAATATTTAAAGTTATAGATGAAGTATGTGAATTATATAAATATGTTTTTGTTAAATTACCTATAAATTTAAAAGTAGATGAAAAACTTTATAAAGTTAAACGGTATCCTAAAATGATATTAATTTATAAAGATTGCTCAAAAAAAAACAAAATAGTTTTAAAAGAACCCATTGAAGATGAACCCAAAGAACTATCTATTAAAGAAAATCCTACAGAAAAATATAAATATGTTTTATCGCAAAGGAAGGCATATGTTGAATGGGTTAATAGAGAATTCTATGATAAATTAATGTCAAATATTGATAATGATATGTACAAAAGTTATCAGAAATTTGTTAAAGGATATTTATCATTAGATACTCCTTTCAGAGGACTATTAGTATATCATGGGTTGGGCACAGGCAAAACAGCCACTGCTATTATAACTACTGAAGGTTTATCAAGTAGAAGAATTAATACATTTTTACCAAAATCATTGAAAGAAAATTTTATTAGTGAAATTAAAGATAAAAAATTCACAAATGATGAATATGATATAAATTCAAATAATTGGCAATTACATAAAAATGAAGAACTAGAGAATAAAGAGTTAGCTAAAAAATTAAAAAAATATGATTTGAATCCCAATTTTTTAAAAAATGTTATAAAATCTACTAAAAAACAAATTAAAAAAAACAATCCTGAAAAAATATCCGAAGTAGAAAGTGGTGTCTTTATTAAAATTTCAGACTATTATGATGATACTAAAGATATATATACCACTACTGGCGAATTAATTAAAAATGATATAATTAAATCACAGGGTCCCGATCCGACTGATATTATTAAATTATCAGATATTAATATAATTCAATTAGAACAACAAATTAATGAATTTATATTAAATAAATATAATTTTATACATAGTAATGCATTACCGAAAATTACTAAAAAACAATTAAGTAAATTAGAAATGTATATGGATGATGATGTGAAAATATTATTAGAAGATGATGAACAAAATCAGTCAGATAGACAAGTAATTATGGATAAATTAATTGAAAAATATAATGAGAATAAAAAAAAAAATATTTTATCTCCATTTTATAATGAAGTAATAGTCATAGATGAAGTCCATAATTTAATTAGTCAAATATCAGGTAAAAGAGGTCCTTCTTTATTATTTTATGAATGGATTATTAATAGTGTAGATAGTAAATTAATATTTTTATCAGGTACACCTATTATTAATAAACCTTCAGAAATTGCTTATCTATTTAATATGTTGAAAGGTAAAATTCATGTTTATGATTTTGTAATCAATATGAATGGAGATGTTGATGAAATATCAACTAAACTTAAAGAAATATTTTATGGTAATATATCTTGTATAGAACAATTAAATGTTAAAAAATATAAAGGTAAAATAATTGTATCAATTATTAAAACAAATACAAATTTTTCAACTATAAAAGACGATGATGTAATTAAAACAATTAAATATGGTGATTATGATTTTGCAGAGTTTATAAAACAAGTATATTCTGGTTTACATAAATTCACAGATCCAAAATCTATTTCACCCACCCAGAAAGAATTACAAATAATTTTGAAAAAAAAAGAAGGAAATAATATTATTCAAGGAAATTTTCAAAAAGTATTTGATGATGATACTAAAGTAATATTTAATAAAAATCATAAATTATTCGAAATATATGATGATGACAATAATATAATAGATTTAACTGATAATAATGAATTTATTAATTATTTCTTTGATGAACAAGATAATATACCACCCAGAAAACAAGTTCATTTGAGAAGAATGTTAATGGGATTAACTTCATATTATCCTATTGATAGATCTTCAATATCTTATATGCCTGAAATTGTTCAACCTTATATAAATATTAATCAATATGATGAGTATTCTATTACTAAAAAAATAAATTTAGTACCGTGCTATATGTCATATGAACAATTTATACAATATGAAGTACAACACAACAAACAAGTGGAACAAGATATAAAACAAGCAAGGAAAAAAAACATATACGATGATGGATATTTCCATTTTTTTGGAGGCACCAGACAAATATGTAATATCGCTTATAATGAACCAGGTGATGAAGAAACTAAATATAAATTAATGCATGAATCTAATAATTTTAATGAAAATTTACAATTATATTCCCCTAAAATGTTCGCAATTATGAAAAATATGGGCAGATTTATTAATGTTGACAAACCAACTGGAAAAATATTATTATATAGTGTCTATAAAAGTGAGGGCGGTTCGGGGGGATTTGAACAAGTATTAATATCTAATGGATATGAGAAATTCGACCATACTACTAATAATATAGAAGACTTAATCAAAACTAATGATAAAAAGAAACGATTTACATTTATAACAGGTGATGAAGATGATATTACTAAACAAATGAATAAAGAATCATATAATAATATAGCAAATAATAATGGCGAATATATTCAAGTGATGATTATATCACAATCAGGCGCCGAAGGTATTTCATTAACTTGTGTAAGACAAGTGCATATATTAGAACCCTTCTGGAATAATGTTCGTGTAGATCAAGTATTTGGGAGAGCTATTAGAAGAAATTCACATATTGGACCGGATCCAACTAATCCTTGGTTACCAAAAGACCAACAAAATGTAGAACAATATTTATATTTATCTATGTTTCCCGAAGGCAATAATACTAAAGAAATATTTAAATCAATAAAGGAATTGGATTGGTTTATTTCGAGAGATACTGAATATGTTGAAGATAATTTTGAACAATACTTATTAAGTAATAATGAAAAATTATATGTAATGATTCAAAATATTATAAATGTAAAAACATCATCCAAATCAGGTACTACCGACCAAATGTTGTTTGATATTATGGAACGCAAATATAATATTAATGAAAAATTAAATGATATTATTAAAGAATCCTCAGTTGACTGCATTGAACATACTACAGATGATCCTATTCTAAATAGTAAATGTATACAATTTTCAGACAAACTTCAAGCAGAAACAGCTTACTTTCCCGGTTTGGATACAGATGAATTAAATCAAATAGATAATATACAATTAAAATCAACATTCTCATATTTTATAAAACCTGACATAATTGTAATATCTGCAACAAATAAAAAAGAAGATATATATTCATATTATAAGATAAATTCAAGATATAGAGATGAAGATCCACGATATATTAAAGAAAATGGTAAATTATTATGTGATTATTTCATAAATCAAAATACATTTTATATATATGAAAATGATAAATTTCATTTGAATAACAAAATTACTAGTAAATTCTCTGCTATTCAATCGATATATAAATTAACAGATGATAGTAATATTAATGATGACATTGCTAAAAAAAAATTCCCTCGATTGGATGCCATCAAAATACTTGACTATCTAAAAGGATATAAAATTAAATATAATGTAAATGATAAATTATTTTATATGCCTGCAAATATTCACGATTTAGACATATTTAAATTGTATGATTATAAAAAATACCTTGAATCAGGTATAACTACAGAAGATAAATATTTTATAATACATTATAATAAAAATTTTTATGAATTAAATTAATTTATTTAAAAAATATAAAATTTTGATTACTTAAATTTATAAATTTCATATCAATATCCAAATCCATATTTTTAATATTATTACTCTTTTTTATAATTAATTTATTTCCATCTATATCATGTATTTTTAATGGATAACTTAATACACTTCTCATATCTATAATATTATTTTCAAAATCTGTTAATTTAATATAATCATTTATTAAATATTCAGTTATAATATATTTATTATGTAATATAATATAATCGTCATTAATTATTATTTTATTTATATTTAATATATCAATAATACTATGGACAGTTTCTGATATATCAGTTATATTTATATTAATATTATTATTAAAATTTATTTTTATATTATTATCTATAGGATAATACACTCCATACTTTCTAGTATTATTTTCTATAGTTTCATCTAATTTTAATGATACATTTAATTCATTAATTTTCATATTAATAATTGGCGATGAGAATATATAATTATCTTCTATTGGTAATATTAATTTATCTAAATTATTATTGTTGAAAATTATATTATTATATTTTAAATCAATTTTATAATTATATCTTGAAGAATTATTATTCAATCTATCTAATGATGATATTTTGATAATTTTTTTCTTTTCTTTATTTTTGGCTTGTATTGTTTTAGCTATAGTCATAGGTTTTCGTGGTCGGTTGCGGCCGGCAACACTATTATCATTTAATAAATTACTATTATCATTTAATAAATTACTATTATCATTTAATAAATCACTATTATCATTTAATAAATTACTATTATCATTTAATAAATTACTATTATCATTTAATATTGTTTCTTCATTATCATTTAATAAATTACTATTATTACTTTTCGCATTTACTTTTTTTTGCTTTAACATATTAATATCATTTGATCTATCTTTATTATATTGTTCTAATAGATCATTTATATTTGCAGATGTTTTCATTTTATTATCTTGTTCAATTCCTTTTAATTTATCAGATAATAATTCAACACTATCTTTTAATAATATATTATTTAGTTCTTCTAATGAATATGTGCCATTAATATTATTATCATATACATGAGTAATATTATCTTCATACAATTTTTTATATTTATCATTTAATTTAATATTTACAGAATGTTCATTCATTAATATGTCAGATATTTTATCATAAATAAAATCAGTATTCATTTTTGAAATAAAATTTTCACCCATATTAATATTACTAAAAATTTATTTCAATAGTTATACGCAATAATTTTATAATTATATATATATAAATGGACAATAATAAAATATGGGGACCGGATGCATGGTTATTTTTACATACAATTACTTTCAATTACCCAGATAACCCCAATGAACAAGATAAAGTAAATTTTTTCACATTTTTTGATTCATTAAAACATGTATTACCGTGTGAAAAATGTAAAAAACATTATCGTGAAAATTCAAAAGACTTAAAAGATAACCTTAATTCTAAAGATGATTTAGTGAAATGGCTAATTGATATTCATAATCAGGTAAATATACAAAATAATAAATCTGTATGGTCATATGCTGATGTTTACAATAAATATCAAGATATATATAATTCATCCAACACTATAAATAATGTTTTAATAATTGTTATAATTCTTATCGTTCTATTTTTTGTTTTTTTTCTTTTTAATATATATCATGGTAACAAAACTGGTTGTAAATAAATTATATACAGATGAACACATCAAAACTTTAGAAGGTAATTGGATTGATGAAAGTTATATAAAACAACCTATTATACACGCAGATACAGATGTTTATTATTTAAATAATGATAATGAAGAAACATTATTATTAAAATTTAGGAAAAATGTTATAACTGATGATGAATTACAGATAGGTTGGGATTCTTATAAAAATTTATCGAAACCTAGTAGAGGGCGAGGTGCATCAGCTGGACCTATTGATAAATCAGGACAATATTGGTCTAAAAGAGTTATTGTAAATGATAATAAATGGATGACAAGCTATTTAAGTCCCGCAGGTTTAATTCTTAAAGAAGAATACGATGAATTATCTTTAGAAGACTTGACTAAAAAATGCTCAGAATATAATATTGATACGGGAGATTTATCGAGACATGATATTATAATTAGTATTATTAAAAAAGAAGGGGGTGTTTCTAAAATGCGTGTAAATAACCAGGTCGCATCATCAGCTATCGGATATTTTGATGAAGATAAAAAGATGTCTAAAACCCCCTGCCGATTAACATATTTCTCTAAACATAATTTTACAGATTATAAAAATGGATTTCCTTTTATAGAAAAAATTGATAAATTATATAAAATGTTAGTTCCGGAGGCCCACCAACGTCAACACGAACGCGCTTCTCAAAAACCTCATTTGAAAATTAGCGATACCTCATTTTCAACTGTAACTATTAATAGAAATTTCAGAACAGCATTACATAGAGATGCCAATGATTTCAGAGGCGGATTTGGTAACCTTACAGTTATTGAAAGAGGTAAATATCAAGGAGGATATACAGTATTTCCACAATTCGGTATTGGTATAAACCTGAGAAACAATGATTTTGTAGTTATGGATGTGCATCAGTGGCATTCGAACACACCTATAACTGAAACCGAAGAAGATAACGAATTCAATAAATCATTACCCAAAGTTTATAAAGATAATCCTGCTGTGGGTACTGTAGGTATTTATGAATTATATACCAGATTATCGTTTGTATGCTATTTGAGAGAGAAAATATTGAATTGTCCTGATGTAATTGATCCAGAATATTTATATGGAATAGAAGATAAGAAAAAAAAAAATTGATAATATTATATTAGTTTATTTAAAGATTTATAAATATCTATAAATAAATAATGGAAAAGATATCTGTAATAACATTATTTAATGATTTTTTAAATTTCAAAGATTTAATTTTATATAATTTTAACAATATAAAATATCCTAAAGAATTAATTGAATGGATTATTGTTGATGATTCTAAAAAATATAATGGTGATTTATTCCCTATGGATGAAAATGTATTGTATATCCATTTCAAACCTGATGAAATTAAAGAACATTTAGAAAAATGCTTTAAAAAGTTTGACATGCATAAAAATGATGTTACTTTTGAAAATGATCAAAAACGTGGGGAATATGAATATC